AATTTGTGTAACGTGCTGTAAAACTTGCGCCTGTTGTTACTCGTATTTTTCCTGCGTCACTTGTAGGGTTATAGTAATAATTTCCTGCGTCAAGTCCGTAGTTTCCTAAATCAAAATTGTACCCGCTTTCGTAATATGTACTTCCGTCAAATGCTATGTAGTCTGTTGTGTCTAAAAGCGTATAAGTTGAAACTACTAATTTATATCGTTTTACCCTTACGTTTACACGTTCTGTTGTCGGGTTTGTTACCGCAGCGTTTCCACCTGCTGAACAACTTGCAAAACGTATGTATTCACGTATGTACGGACTTATGTCGTAAAGTGTTTCAACGTTGTTTGACGCTGGTATTAATTTACTCAAAGTGTATTGCGGACTTCCTGAAAAAGTTGTTGCGCTTAAAAACAACTCTATTTTAGAACCGTTTTGTCCAGACTCTGCTATTCTAACTATATAAGGAGAACGTGCAAATATATTAGCCATTATTTCTTTTCGTTTTTAAATTGTGTGTCTTTAAATAAATTTATTGCGTCTAACCCAAACTTTTCTACAAGTTCTTCAGGCAATCTTTTAAATGCAGCTTCAAATGGTTTGGTAAAAAACAAACTTGGTTTTATACCTTGTGCAAATATTCTTTTCTGTAACCAAAAACCCAAAGTCTTATAACCACCCTTTGCAAATGTTCCGTCTGCATTTCTAAATCTTATATTCTTTTTTTGCGCCCATTTACTTAAAGGTTCAACAGGTGGCATTTTACTTTTAAAACTAAACGGACTATTCGGAGCTTTTTGTTTTCCGTTTTTTACTAAACTTGGGTTTGCACCCTTAACTCCTTTGTCTTGAAATTGTCCGTATTGATTCATTTCAAACTCCATACTTAACGAATTAGGCATTGCCTTAACATTTCCTTTTAAACTTTCATAAAGTCCTTTAGAAACGTTCTTTTGACTTCGTGTTAAATTAGAACGTGCTTCTTTAATAACGTAATCGCGAAACCTTTCAAGTTCTTTTTGTACTTCAGATTGTTTCATCTTAACAAATTGTCATTTCGTTTGGTGTTACTATGTCAAAAGTCATAGTCCAACCTGCCATATAATTCTCGAACCTTTCAGTAAATGGTTCTAAATTTGCAGTTCCTTCAACCATAAATAAATCGTATGCTAAACTTCCGTGTTTTATTATTTCGTAAGCCCTATTTAATACTGCGTGTTGTGTATTTAGTACGTCAATTTCGTTGTCGTTGCCTAAAAATATATTTGTTGTTGCGCTCTTTGATAAGTCTACAACATCCATTGCTATTAAACTAATATTCCAAGTTGTTGTGCGTTCGTCTAACGTGCAGTTGTTTACCATTATATGTAATAATGGAAATATTGTTTGTTTGCTTAAATCTACTTTGAATATGTCTCCTTGTGTTACCGTGTTAACAATAACGTCTGCGTCAAAGTGTGTTTTTAGTTTGTCTAATAAGTTGTAATAACCTGTCATCGTTTTAGTTTATTAAGTTGGCGTTGTTCAATTTCTTGCTTTTGTTTTTCGAAGGTAAGATAAGTGAGACATTGAGTAAGTCGATAGCTGGTGACTGTGTCAAATCTTGTAATGTCTCCTTGAGCGAGTGCATAAATTGATTGATACCAACCCCATTGTTTTCCAAATTGAGCTTGTTCGCTAAACTCGTTTCCGTCTTCTTGTTCGTTTTTATCTGCCGTTCCAAATAAGTAAGCGTAGCTGTCAATAATTCGCTTCCTAAATTCCAAAAAAAAACACTTGAACTAATCGCTATGTCAACAGGCGTGAATTTCATTAACTCGTGCATTTCTTCCATAGGTGTATAATCAACTATTTCGTACTTATCTTTGAACTTCATTTTGATAGGTCGGTACATTACAGCCATTGCTTTGTGGTAGTCTTCCCACTTTAGTAAATTGTTTTCTAAATCTACATATTCGCCAAAACTTATTTCTTCAAGGTTAGTTATAAACCCAAACTCTTGTGTTCCAATTTTAAACGTTGGTTGAAACTTCGGTTTTTGCTCGAATAGGTTTTTAAAGTGTACAATTAATTCGTTTAAACTTGTCAACTTCATTTTTACAATGTCCTTTAGTTCTATACCGCAGAATATTTGAACCATTTTTTGCGCTATAAATTCTTCGTCATTGCTTCCCTGTTGAACCTTTAAAAATTCTTGGTAGCTTTTTAATGGTATTTCACTTAAAGTAGTAGGCACATTAATTTCTAACTTCATATCTTAATAATTAATTATTCGTGTTTTTGTTGTGTTCATTTTTTTGTATGTAATCGTATGCTTGTTTTAACATATTAATATCTCGGATGTCACGTAAATAAATACGAACCTTTACACCTTTTTTTTGGTAGATGTAAATCTGAACGCATTGCATCATAACTTCTAAATCGTTCATCGTATAAAATATTGTCCGTGTGTATTGTTTAGTCCTAACGTTTCCATTTCGTGGTATCTAACAGCGTCTATTGCGTGGTCGTTTTTGCCCTGCGGTTTGTTTAATGTTTTACCAGACTTGTCTGCATCCCAACAATAAGCCCTTAATTCTTTAATAAGGTTTGTGCTTTGTGAAGTAACTAAATAATTTTGCGACTGCATTATTTGTATTCCGTAGTTTACACTATCTGCGCCCTTTGTTACTCCTTTTATTTGTTGTCCTGTTCTTCGTATTTCTTCAATGCTTTTTGGTTCGCTACTATCTGCGTATGCTATTACGTGTTTTTGTAGTTTTTTTGCTATGTCGTTATTCAATAAACTTGTTTGGTAACATATTTCATTTAGTATTCTTTGCCCGTTGTAATTGTAAACTTCAACTATGCTTGTCGGGTCGTTTGAATATCCAAAGTCTAAACCGTAACCAAGTAACCGTGCTTCAGGCGGTATTGTGTCAATTAGTTTGTAGTTTGAAAATATAACTCCTTCTAACATTCCTACAAGTCCTTCGCCATATACTCGCCACCAATTAGCCCAATAACTGCTTGTCGTGGCTTTTAAGCGGTTCTTTTCTATTTCCGCTACTATTCGTTCATCGAGTGCTTCGTTGTCCTTGTAAGTTAAAATTAAAAAGTCGGTGTCGGGTTCGTCTTTTAGTTCCGTATGTACCCAAAATTCATTCGCTGGGTTAAAGTCTAAATATATTCGTTTTTTTGTACGTATTGCAAGTTCGTTGTAACTTTCAAATGTTACGTTATTACATTCGTTTATGTACAAAATATCACGTCTTGCACCCCTTAATTTTGAACTATCGTCTGCACTAAAAAATTCTATATAAGAACCGTTTGAAAATTCGTACCTTAATAAAGATTTGTTAAACTTGTCTTCAAAGAACCTGTTACTCCAACGCATTATTTTAACGAAGTCTTTTAATGCGCCCCTTCGTAAGTGTGGTATGCTTTCAGCTACAATACTTATTTCCGTGTTTTTGTGCTTTGTCGCTATGTCAATTAATAACGGAATAACGCCAAAAGTTTTACCCGCTGAAGTACCGCCTTGAATTATTTTTATTCGCTTGTCTAACTTTGCAATTTTACTAATTGCAGTCGTCCGTATTAACATCAGGAAATAAAGGTTGTTCTATATTTGTTTGTTCTATTTGTTGAACAGGCGCACCATATCCGCTATCCATAAGTGCTTTGTATGCTGAAACATCGCCGTCCCGCATTTTTTTAACCATTGCCAAAGTTCCTAAGTCTTCTTGCGACAAAGTTTCTTCAACGCCTGTTATTGGGTTCTTTGCCTTTTGTGTTGTTTCTAACCAAAGACGTGCTATTGTGCTTCGGTTTCTACTTCCTTTTGGTCGTCCGTTTTTTTCAGGTTGGTATTCTGAACTAAATTTTTTTAAATTTTCTTCGTTTGGCATATCTCGTTTTATTCACGTTAATTTAATATTTCTCCGTTGCGTTTAATTTCTAAACTTGGGTCTAACTTTTTCATTCGGTCAATTATAACTTGACAATATTTCGGGTCTAATTCCATTCCGTAACATTTGCGTTTAAGTTGGTGGCTTGCTACCATTGTTGAACCGCTGCCTAAAAATAAATCTAATATATTCATTCCTTCTTTACTACTATTATTTAAAGCATTTTCTATTAAAGGAATTGGCTTCATTGTTGGGTGTAAATCATTCTTTAATGTTCTTTGAAACTGCCATATATCTTCTTGTTTATATCTTTCGCCATAAAAGTTTCCGCCTTTTTGTCCATAAATAATTGGTTCGTATCTACTTTTATAATCCATATTTGACAAAGCCGCTTGGTTTTTCATCCAAATAATTATATTTTTCCATTTATAACCTGCGTCAATTAAACTATTTAAAAGTAAATGCAATTCGGAATAAGCAAAACATATATACCAAGCGCCATTGTTAAATAAAAATAAATTACTTAATACCGCAGACATAAAATCTTTAAAATCATTTTCACTTAAAGAATCGTTTTCTATTTCATCGTGTTTAGTGTTTGCGCCTTTATGTCCGTGAATAACAATACCATCTTTAGTTGTATTACTTATTCTTTGTCCTTGAAAAGAAACTCTATACGGCGGGTCTGTAAATACCATATCCGCTTTTTGTCCGTTCATTAATTTAGCAACTGAATCGCTATCTGTACTATCGCCGCAAAGTAATCGATGTTCGCCTATCTCGAATAAGTCGCCTAAAACAATATCGGTTGTTATTTCGTTTGGTATTTCGTAATCGTCTTCTTCTGCTTCAAGTTCCTGAACGCTTACGTCTAACGGCAAGTCTAAACCCCAATCCGTTAGTTTTTCGGTGTCCCATTCATTCGCTAATATATTCCAATCCCATTCGCCAAAACCTACGTTGTCTTTGACTATAAATTCGTCTTTTTGTTGCTCGGTTAAATCTTTTGCTTGTACAATATAAACTTCTTTTAGTCCTGCTTCAATACAAGCTTTGTGTCGCATATTTCCACCTAAAATAATATTGTTTTCATCTACTACAATTGGTCGTAGTTCTAACATTTGCGGAAACTCCTTAATTGAATTGACTAACTTTTTAAACTTGTCGTCTTTGATTAGACGTGGGTTTTTTGGGTTCGTCTTTATACTGTTAATCTTTACTTTGTCTACTTTCATATTAATTGACCTATGTTGCCTAATTCGTTTACTACATCCTTATTATTGTCGTAGTGTTTTGATATTCCAAGTTCTTTAATCTTTTCTATTTTTGCTTTGTTGCTTCCTGTTGCGTAAACTCTATTTGAAGGAATATTAAGTTCGTTTGCTCTTGGTAACATTTCGTCTTTGTTATCTCTTGCTGAAACAATATAAATCGTGTTTTCTTCGCTTAACTTCTTTGCTAAATCAAAACCCTTTTTTGTTGATAGTGTTCCGTCATAGTCAAAACTTATTTTCTCCTTTGCTAATTTTGTATTATAAGCATCTTGACAAATTGCAGAACGTTGATTAATATCGTACTCGTTTATCATAACGTGGTCTAAGATACATCGTTTAACAAAGTCGATTTTTGTTTCGTCTTTACTTGGTTTCGGTATCGGCATTTTCTTCTGTTTGTTCTGGACTGTACTCGTTGTAAATTACTCGCAGCTTACTTACTAAATCTCTTAAACAACTTGAACACGTACTAAAGGTTAATTTTTGGTTTAATACCCTGTTGTTAATTGCTATTAGACTTGTTTGTTCATCGCTTGTTAAGGTGTTCGTGTTTTGCTTAAAATAAGCGTCTAACGTGTTGAACTCGTCTTCTGTTAAACACAACGGTTTTGCATACGGAAATAGTTTGTTTAACTTTTCTTTTCTTTCATCGCATCCGCAGTCTTCACCTGCAACAAATTTAACAAGTTTGTCTATTCCTGTTGCTTCTGTAATTTTCAAGATTGTATCGCCTAATCCTTTACTTTTCATTTTTTCTTTTTTATTAGTTCGTAATCTTGGTTTATAAAATCTTGGTAGTCTTCACCTACGTTATTTTTAATTCGTTTTTTACAAGTTTTAACCGTGTTAAATATACTTGTTACACTTATGTTTGTTTCTGCACTTATTTGTCTTAAACTTTTATTCGTGTTTTTGTATAACTCAAATAATTGTTTGTCGTACCAGTGCCAACTATCGCATTCTAAATCTACGTTATTTAACAAGTCGTTGTAAGCTTCGTTTTCTTCTGTGTTGTTTTCTTCTGCTAAATTATATACATCGTCTAAAGGTATAAATTTAATTTTGTTGTTTTTGTTCACGTGCTGAAGGAAAGTATTTTTTAAAGCTAACCACATATACCCCTTACTTATGTTTCCGTCTTTGAATAGTTTTTCTTCGCTGCTCCACTTCATTAACATTATATAAGTTTCTTGGACTATGTCTTCAGCAAAAAAATATTCGCCAAATTGATTAACCATTTTAACCCATTCGTTGTGATGCTTTGCAACTTTATTTAACCATTCCAATTTATATTGTTTAGATATTAAGCAAATGTATGATTAATTTTTCAACAATAAACAAACGAATTTATTAACAATTAGTTGTGTGTAAAGAAAAAGGCGCAAACAATTAAGTCTGCGCCTACGTTTTTAATCTAAAAATTTTATCTATTTACGAAGTAATCTATTTTTTTAAGCGTTGAAAGTGAAACGTCTTTGCCTTCTAAAAAGTTTGTAAGCTGGAAAAAGTGGAATTTGTTTCCTTTGTCCTGTATTTCTTTTACTATGCTGTTTCGTTTTTTAAACGCTAAAATCTTTTTTAATTCACTTCGTAGCTGCTCGTCTTGTATGTGCATATCAAAACGGTAAATCGTCGTTTACATCCAATGTTTGAATTTGTGGCTCATTATTTTTTATTTGTGGCTCATTCTTTACAAATGGTTCACTAAAACTTACTGAAAAAAATTTAACTCCCTTTGCTGAAGTTTTCATCCATAACGCTATTTCCATATCCTTGCCATTTACGTTTACTTTACCTTTGTAGTCTGGATGGTTTTCTGCTTTTTTGTTGTCGTTCTTAAAAATTGCACCTGTGTTGTTTCTTGTTTCCATTTTTTATTTATTTAAATTGTTTGTATTCGTGTTTTAATCGCTCCAAGTAAAGAACAAAGTCCATAGCTTCTTCTTGTGCGTGTGTAAGCCATTCTAACGTTGTTAAATCTGTTCGTTCTAACGTTGTCTTGTATTTCTTTATTCCAGCTTCCGAACGTTCTTTAAATTTAGCCATTACGCTTAAAACGTTTTTGTCTTGTATTTGTATGTTCATAGTTTAAAATTTACCGCGTCCTGTGAATATTTGACATTTTATTACTTCTTTGTTTATGTAACAAAAGTATTGCCATAACTTTTTCAATATCTCCTGAATCTCCACTACCTGAGTAGAATATTTTAATTCCCGTAACACCAAGGTCAGCCAACTTTAATAGAAGGTCTGTCATTTCATTTTCTGTCATATTATTTTGTTTTGTAAAATCTTTATTCTGATCTAAATGTTACTCTAAAATCTTAAGCCAGTCTTGTTGTGTTTCATAAGGAGATGTAAAATACTTATTAATCTCATGAATTGCATCAGATAAATCTTGAAATGCAATCTCTTTACACCCTACACTGACAATACATCCCCTACTTAGAAACCTAATTCTAATTTCATGTTTTTGTAATGCCTCAATACGAGATGGTCTATACTCTTTAATTGGACATGGTTCTACCATAGGTCCTCTTTCTCTTTCTACTTCATTCATTTATTTTTGTTTTAAATTGTTACTATTGTTCTTGTTGTTTAAATTGTTTTTGCATCCACTTAGCACCTCTAAAGTAAGCATCTATTTCTGTTTCACAACCATAACCATAATGTTCTTCCATTGCTAAAATAGCTTGGTCAAATATGTCTTTGTCTATTAGCTTTTGTACATTCTGATTCATTTGTTCAGCAGCAATTTCATTAATGTCATCTATTCTCATAACTTTTCTTTGTTGGTAATCCTTACCATCCATTAGACTTGATGTTCCTGTTTTCATTTTACTTCTAGTTTAAAGTTATCCCATACCCATTGTGCTCCCTGTTCAAAGCCTTGAGCTAAGCCATCATTAAAACCACCATCATCTAATCCTTGATGATATGGTAACTTACCTATTTCTATCTGTAACTTACGTATGAAGGATAAGTCCCAAGCATTTGGAGTCATACCTACTATAAATTCAGGGTCAAGTAAGTCAATGATTGTATCCATTGCAAGTTGTAAGTCTTCTGTGCTAATCTTTACAATGTCTACACCTTTTTCCCATTTTCTGTGTAGTCTCAGTATTCCTATTGCTTCTGATATATTCATTGTTCCTGTTTGTTTCATATCAACCAATTAAATAAATTGTAAATACCAACGGCAGCAAAACCATAAATTGCTATCCAAATAATAATTGCTATTATTTTTTCTTTCATATTGTTTCAATTAAACTGTTAAAATAAATTCTTGCTTCTTCAACCTTTGTTTGTATTTCCCAAATTACTGTTTCATCTCGTTCAATTTTAAAGACTTTTACTTTTGTTTGTTCTGGAAGGTGGTCAAAGTTATGTTTCTTTTCTACGTATTCTCTAATTTCTGCGTCTTCGTCAATTTTAAATTGCTTCCAGTGCTCACGTCTAATTTCGTCTTCAACTATTTCTAACGGAGTGTTGACTAAACAATAACAAAGTAATGCTTCGGTCTTGCCTGTTAGCCACATATAACCTTGTAATTGATAGTAATAATCTTTTGTAGGTATTTCATCTTCAAAGAACGGAAACGTGTGAGCTTCGTAACTGCATTTAATGTCTAAAAGAATTTCATTCGTGTTTACGTCGGGTGTTCCTGTAATCCATTCGTTGTTAAAATGTTCTTCGTTCTTAAAAATAAACCCTAAACCCAAAACATCGTTTACCAAACTTATTGCTTCGTCTTCGCATTGTAAACCTTTATCGGTGTAACGTGAACTAAATTCTTTTTTAATGCCGTATTTGTGTTCTAAAACAAGTTCTTGGATGTAACTCTTTGCTGTTTTGCTTAATATCTCGGTCTTTGTGCGTGGAGCGGTCATTAACCGCCCCAATGCTGAACAACGTATTTTCATACTTCTAACGTTTTTAATTGTGCAGGTGTTAAATCATAAAGACCTATTAATTGCTCGGTTGTAAATTCTCCTTTACCTATTGCATCAATTGCCTTTTGAAAACGCTCGTTTGTTAGCGTTAATTTTTTAGGTTCGTGTTTTACTTGTTCTCCAGAAGCGTCCGTGTCTTTGTCCGTAACTAAACCAAGCATCGAACTTAACGCGTATCTACGCAAGTAAGTTATTGCACTTCCTAATACTTGGAACTCGTTCATTCCTTTTAAAATTACTCCTTGTGGAATGTCAATTTTGCTTTCGATACTTTCTGCGCTTTCAACGTGAAATAAACAGGTTGCAATTTGTGTTCCGTTAATTAGTTGCGTAAATCCTAAACCGTGTTTTTTTAGTAGCGGATTAATTACTTCAAAGATTTTAGGTAAGTCTGCATAAGTGTAACCATACCCTTGTGTTGCTTTGTGAATAACAGGAACTTCTTGTTGGAACGCTGCTAAACTTTTAAATAAATGTTTCATAGTTAAATAATTTAAGTTAATAATTAGATGTAAATATAAGAAAAGTTTTTTAATAAACAACTATTTTATTTTTTTTTTATATGTTTCTATTAATTCTTTTAGTTCGTCTTTACTCCACTTCTTTGTTTCGTGTGCTAATGCCTGAAGTTCCATTAATCTTTGCGCTCCTATTCGTTTTTCTATACCTACTTGATAGTTCAGTAGGTTACCGCTTAAATAAGTGTTACACGCTTCGCATTGCAAGTGTACGTTGTCTTCGTTAAACCTTACGTTACTATGTCCGCCTTGTGAGTAATAATGTCCTGCGTTTTCTTTTTTACAAGGTTTATTGCAGGAAATACAATTAAGTCCAGCGTCACGAACACGAATAAATTTATTAAACACCTGTTGCGCTATTTTTAAATAATCGTTTGCGGTTTTTAAGTCTTCAACTAACTTTTTTTTCTTCTTGTTCCATTCCTTTAACTTTTGCGCTTCAACCATTGCTTTTATACATTCGTTTTTTAAACAAAACTTTTGTAGTGTGCTGAACGGTTTAAATTCTTCTTTACAGTTAAAACATTTTTTAGTTCGTGTTTTCAAAGTTCTGCGTTGTTAAATTCTATTATTTTTTTTAAGTCTTTTACATCCTGTTTTAACTCTAAATTTAACCGCTCTAAATTAAAATTCATTTGCCTTGCAGTTCTAAATTCTTTTTCTAAAGTGTCATAAACAACCATTGCTTTTTTTATTTCGTGTAAACTTTGTTCCATTGAACTTATTAAGTCTGTTCGGTTAGGATGTTTCGTTTTTATTTCGTCTATGCTTACTTGTAATTTTAAACAAGTGTGGTTTAAGTTTATTCTACTGCTCAATAAGTCAAGTTCCATTTTTTTAATTTTTAAATTGTTTGTTTACAAGCAAAAGTTTTTTCATACACATTAGGCGCTGGATTTGATTGTTCAAAGTAACACAATTTTTCTTTATCAAACCAAATTTCAATCATTCCAATATTTCCGTTTGAACGTGGTTTAATTTTATTAAAGTGTAATTCAGCCAAATTAAAAGTTGGGTCTTGCCTGTGTACTGTTATCATACATTTACCACTATTGAACCATTCGCTGCCACCTTTTAAATCATAAGGAACAGGAGCGTTTCTTTTTCCGTTTTCTTTTTCAGTTAGTTTAGGATGTATAATTGTATGTAAATGTAAATCGTTGTCTTCTGCTATTTGGTTTCTATACGGTAATACATATTCTAAATATTGTGCATAGCCACCATAATCGTTATAAGGGTGGTTTAAGTCCTTCCAACTATCAATTGAAGCTGTGTGAAGTTCATCGTGTTTTTTTAGTTCAACAGCCATATCCCAAAATTGAATTGGTGTAAGTTTTGCCTTAACATCTTTTTTAGTTAATACCTTAAAATGTTCTAAAACCCAATCAATAGCTTGTGTTATTTCTTTGTCTTCAATCGTGTTCCGGTCTAAAGGGTTAAAACTCTTGCCTGTTTTCTTATGTATTAAATCAGCAATTATTTCTACATTAGAACCAACATCCGGAAAGTAAACTAAATGCTTCCAACCATAAAATTTAGAAGTGTTCATTAAACATTCCATTAATACTTGCGTTTTACCACTCATAGGAAAACCTGTCCAATCTGTACAATTTCCTAAACTCATAGAATAATGTTTGTCTAAACTTTCAAATCCTAAATATTTGCCTTTATTATTGTAATTGTCTCTATACTTAAATAGTTGAGTAATTACGTCTCCAGCTTCGGTTATTTTATATCCATTTAACTCCACGGTGCTTTCCATTTTTTAGGTTCGTTAACTTCTTGTATTGTTTGTATGTTGTCCCAAAACAAACCTTGCCAACCTTGTTCGATTGATTTGTTAATTACAAACTTACATTGTTCATTTGTATATTTTTCCATTTTAACTAAAATAGATTTTATGCTTTGTTGTGTTAAAGTCTTTTTTGCCGACTTCCTGTATTCAATCCAAGTATCTAAAATCACTTCTTTTTCATTCTTTTCTTTCTTTTCATTCTTGTTTGTTGTTGATTGTTTGTTAGTCGTTTGTTGATTGTTTGTTATTGGTTTGTTAGTGTCTTCATTTTCATCTTGGTAACATTCATATTTACAAATAGTTACGATAGTAAATTGGCTTGTTGATTTTACTTTAATTTCATTCGTTTTTTCTAACTTTTTTAAAATGGTTCTAATTTGCTGAATAGTTATTCCTGTAGCACTGGAAATATTACCTAAAGACGAAATAAATTGTCCACGTTTTACATCGTTGCCTTGCCATTTATTGTCCTTGTGATTAGCTTTAATAACCATATACAAAAACAAGTGTACAGCTTCAGACTTATTAAACCATTCCCAATCTAAAAACTTTCTGTGTATTTTAATCCAACCGCTCATAACTCATTAAATAAATAAATTGATAAATAATGAATTAATTTAGCAGCATCTTTTGTGTTAATACAAACAGTCTTTGAAGTGTCGTTTTCAATAACTTCAAAACAAATATTAGTTCCAATTGAAACAATCATTTTGTCATTTTTACTTTCAACACATTGTAAAATAATTTCTTCCATATTTTTAATTTTTAGTAAATAAAAAAGCCCCATATCTCCGCAGGACTCGACTTCTGCTTCAATACAAGGCTAATAATTTCCTTCTTGGACTTATGGTGTCGAGCCAATCCGTTTACAAATTTAATAATTAATTTAACATAAACACGATTAATAAAATTTATTTCTTATTCTCAATTGAATTTTACGTAAGTCTTTTAAGTTCTTTGCTTGTTTTATTTCTTTTCGCAAGTCAAGTTCTGGAAGCTCTAAACTCAAAAGAAGTTTATAATATTCTATGTCGTGTAAAAATAGTTTGTCGTTTGTCTCAACTAAATTTTTGTAAGTATTTAAACCGTGTAGAATAGTTGCGTGGTTCATATTGAATAAACTTCCTATTCCTTTTAGTGTGTGTCCGTCTTCTCGTAGCTTTCTAAACAAATAAATTCTTCGGTGTACTATTTCACGTTTTCGGTTTTTTTGTGCAAGTCCGTCTTGTTCAATAATTTGTTTTATTAGTTCTATCATTGTTCTTCTTATTTAAAAGTTTCGTTGTAGTAATGTTCTGCTGATATTCTTTGTAATTCATTGTCAGTTGCAATCCAAGCATTAATAATCTGCTCTTTCTCCATTTCTTTGGCTTGTTCAATGTCTTCAATAGTAATAATACTTTTGTTTACATATTGCTCAAATAACCATTCTACTGCTGTTTTCATTTTTCTATTTTTACTTTATTAAACATATCTTTTTTTACTTTATATCCAAGTGCTTCATAAAGTTTAAGATACCGGTAAACTGTTCTCATACTTACATTTAAATATTTTGCTATTGTATTCATATTTCTTGATTTCTTTTGAAGATACTCCATAAGTTTTATACACCTGTACATTTTGTTTTGATTCATTTTTCTATTTGTTTAATTTCAATTATAATATCATCGTTTTTTTGTATTAAATTTTTAACGTGCTGGAAGTCGTAAGCTTCAACAATTCGTGTTTCTAACTTAACAGGTGCGCCAACATACGCCCAAGTTTTAAATGTTGCTTTAAATCGTTTCATAGGTTTAAATTTTTGGTTTTCGTTTTTTTTAATTCTACATATTTCTAAATAAAGGTGTAAATCAAATGAACCCCGCCATTGTCGTTGCCACCAATCTAATTGCTCGTATATTGTTCCGCTTTTCATAGTTCGTGGTAAAAATTATAGTTACTTTCATCATTGCTCGCTTTCCATTCCCAGAAGTTATAATGCTGAAGGTCGCTGTTTATTGCTTCCTGCATTTCTAAACGTAAATCTTCTAAAATACGAACCCCAAGAACGTGCGGTTGTAAATTGTCGTCTGTTTCTGTTAACCACTTCTGCGAAATTTCAACGTCTAATTCAATAAATGCGTATTCGCTCACTTCATCGTAGTCGTTAAATTCCCAAGTTCCTGCTATTGAATAAGTCCAACCTGTAAACTCGTAGGTTAATTCCCACCCTTTATTCCAAAATTCTAAATTTCTATTTTCCATCTTACAACGCTTTTAAATACATTAAACAATAGAACATACCACCAAACACAATAAAAGCCGTTAGAGTGCTTAAAAAGTGCCTTAAAAACGATTTGTGTTCTTCGGTTGTTGGTGTAAAGTAATCAATTAAATTTTTCATAGTCTTATTTTTTAAATTGGTTGAATAAATTTTCTACTTCCTGCACCTGCTCTTTGTTCAAAAATGTTACTAAAGTTTGAATAATTAAATGCAGTTGGTTCGTGTTTAGTTTGTCTTCCTGTTGTTGTGTTTCCAAGAAGTCAATTACTTTGTTAAATTCTGTTTTCATAGTTTTTAAATTAATGTGCGTTACCAAGTCGCACCCCTTGTTTTTTTATAACTCGTTATATTCTTTTTTAAATCTTAATTCTAATTCTTGAATTATAGCATCTACTTGAAAAGACATCCTTATAATTTCACTTCGTTTATTTAAAGAATTTCTTTTTTGTTTTTCGTAATAAATTTCTGCTCTCTTGTCTTGTAATTTTTGTAATAATTCGTTAAAAGTTTTCATAGTATTTGTTTTTATTTGTTATTAATTATATTCAAAACTAATACTTATTTTAATAACTTGTATACTTTTTAACAATTATTTTTAATTTATTTTTAAAATCCTTGTGTTTATTACGTTTGCTGAATAGAAAAAAGTGTAATTTATATTCATTCTAAATAAGGTAAAACATATAATCAAGGTGATTTTTACTTAATAATGTATTATTATACAGGTAAAACCCTTAAAATCTTTGCTATTATTAAGGTTATAACCATAAAACTGTCACGTTTTTGCTGTTAAAAACTGGACAATTAATCGGAATTTTGCCTATTATGTAAAGCATATCTTACAAAAATGATGCTTTTTGTAAACTTTATTTAGCATTATTTATGCAAAAAAAAACAGCTACGTGCTGGGTGCTTATAACTGTTTTCTTTTTTTCAACTATGAATGACAAATATAATATAAATTATTTAATCAAACTAAAAAATATGCGTTAATCTTGCAATTTGTCCAAATTCTTTGTGGTGGATGTAACCTTCAACCGCTTTTGGAACGCCTGTATATCCGTTTTTATGATGCCAACTGTCCGAACCTGACGGACTGCGTAACGTTTCAAATGTTACTCCTATAAAATCTTTACTTGTTTTGTGGTGTATATGGTGCGAATAAATATATCTGTGTTTTGTTTCACTCCAAAGTATTGGAAACTCCGTTGCAAGTAATAAAGGTAAGTGTTCGATTTTTGCTCCGTCACCGTGTGTAGTTCCGATTAAGTTGTTTCCATACTTAAACGCTTTTCTGTGTAGCAAATTAACGTTAAATTTGATTGTACTATTAGCAAAGTGTGCTTCGATTAATTGCATTAAAAAGAAACCGTGTGTTAAATCGTGGTTTGACGGATTGTAAACAACTTCAACGTCTGCAAAACTTATTAATTTTTCTAAAAGTTCAATGTACAGGTTTTTAGCCATTAAAAAATTGTCGTACCACATTCCATCCGTGTCTTGTGGTGTTCCTGCTGTAGTTGTTCGTTTGGTGTTGTCGGTGTGTAAAATGTCGTTTCCTGCAACAAATAATACTTTGTCTATATTAAACCCTTTAGCTTTGTTTAAGATGCCTTGCATTCCGTCTTTTGCACGTTTAACGGCAATTTGTGAATTATAGTCTTCGCCTGTTTCAAATGCTGTTGCAAGTTTTCCTATATGCAAGTCTGCAATATCAATTACAAGTAAATGCGTGTCTTCGCTTTTAATTGTTTCTATTGCGTGATATTTAGGAGCGTATGCTTTAACTTCTTTTATACATTCGTCTTTTATTCTTTGTATTTCGTTTAGTTCTTCAACCTTAAAATTTGGGTTCTTAAAGAACAAAGAAGCTTGTTTCGTTTTTAGCCATCCGTGTTTTACGTCTTTGTCATCAACTCCGGCTTCATCAGTTGCATTTTTGATGCCACGATACTGCATAAGTATTTCGATTTCGTCCTGTTTTAGTCGAAACCTTGCGCTGTTATTTGCCATAAAAATTTAGATTATAGATTTAATTCCGTTTTTCCAAAGCCAAGATAATAGTAAACCTATTCCAACACCTACAAAAAGTAAGTTTAAGTTTCCTTTTGGTCTGTTCTTTTTGCCTTCAGCTCGTGCTTCCGCTTTTTCAACTACCTTGTCTTTGTAGATAGTTTTTACTTTTATTTTGTATTCACGTTTTAATTGTATTCGTGTTTTTGGAACGTAAACATTCTTGTATTTAATAATAGTGTCTTTGGTGCTTATAAACTTTTCCCAAACTATTGTGTCGTTTATAATTACCGGAATACTATCCAAAGTTGTAATACGAATTGTGTCGCCTGTTTCTTCACAAACATAACCTTTTTTAATTGCTTTGTTTAAATGGTATTGAGCCGAACACGAATAAAGTAAAATGCTAATAATTAGAATAAATAGTTTTCCCATTTTTTTTGGTTGCTTTTAATACTTGTTTACGATTTTTAGAACTGAAACTAACGTGAACCCACGAAGGATTTTCATCGTTTCCAAACTCCCAAATAAGTTGGTCAAAGTCTAACTTGTCTTTAATAAAATTAAATC